AAAGATTCTGATTTTTTAAAACATGTGGATGGTTCTTATAAACTATCTATTAAGTTTACTGATTTTTATAAAAAAGGAGAATATTTTCATTACCCCTTTGGTTTTCCAGAAATTGAGAAAAATCAAGCAAGTTTAAATGATTGGTGGTTTAAAAAATTTGTTTATCCCGATACACTCAATAGTGATTACGCTGATTGCATTTACCCAACTCAAATGGCTTTTATTAATCAAAATAAATTTAATCCTCAGCTAAGACATGCATATCATTTTGATGCAACAAAATTTGGTCTATGGTTAAAAAATAATTATTGCAAAAAAACAAAACATATTCTTGAGGATATTAAAACTATTGAAAAAAATGAAGACGGGATTGTTTCTTTAAATAAAAAACATAAAGCAGATTTATATATTGATTGTACTGGTTTTGAATCTTTACTTTTAGGTAAAACACTTGAAGAACCTTTTGATTCTTATTCGGATATGCTTCCAAATGATTCTGCTTGGGCTACCAAAATAAATTATAAAAATAAAAAGAAAGAGTTAGTGCCTTACACAAACTGTACCGCTATTGAAAACGGTTGGGTTTGGAATATACCTTTATGGTCAAGAATAGGTACTGGCTACGTTTACTCAAGTAAATTTGTTGATGACGAAACTGCTTTAAAACAATTTAAAAAATTTTTAAAAAAAGATGATATTGAAGCTCACAAGATTAAAATGAAAGTTGGTTTGCATAAAAGACTTTGGGTTAAAAATGTAGTAGCTATTGGTTTATCTGCTGGGTTTATAGAACCACTTGAAAGTAATGGTTTATTTACAGTACATGAGTTTTTAATGAAGTTAATTAGAAATTTATCAAGAGGAGATTTTTCGCAATGGGATAGAGATAATTTTAACTATGCATGTAAAAGATTATTTAAATCATTTGCTGAATTTGTTGCTTTACATTATGCCTTATCTCACAGGAATGATACACCTTATTGGCGACACTGTTTAAATAAAACTTGGTCAAGTGATTTGATTGATTTAAAACAATCTCATATTAAAGGATTTCAAGGAGCGGCTTTTGACAGAGATGTTAGTTATCACCATGATCCAACAGGAGGTCTTCATTGTATTGCTGCAGGAATGAATTGGAGTCCAACTGATATCTATTCACTAAAAAGAGTTGGTGGTTACAATGAAAATAATTTTAAAGATATAAGTAAAAATTTAGATAATTCTAAAAAAAATGCTCTTATAAATATAAAAAAAGAATCAAGTATTTTAGATTATTTAAAAAAAATACATAATTAGTAATGTTTCAAAATATATTCAGCAGTTTTGTTTACGACGTAGATTTAAATTTAGATAATAAAGAAATTATAAAAGCTGCTAAAAAAGAAATAAAAAACCCCTCTGATCACAATCAAGTTGATTTACCTAATAGTTTAAGTTTCAAACCATTAATAGATAAAGTCACAAACCACGTAAAAATAGTCTCTGAAAAATTAGGATATAAAGAAGAAACAAGTGTTATTTGTGTTTGGTCTTGGATTAATATTAATCATGCAAAAGAAATCACTAAACCTCATTTACATCCAAAAACAGAAATTGCTGCTGTTTATTATCCTTTAGCTGACGAAGTTTCATCAATTGAGTTTTTAAATCCTGTACAACAGTTGCAATATATTATAGAAAATGATAAGATTAATAATTGGAATGAATACAATTCCACTACATGGAGAATTGTACCCACTTCTGGAAAATTATTAATTTTTCCAGGTTGGTTGTTACACTATGTAATTAACAATGAAAGTATTAATAAAAGAATTTCTATAGCTTTTAATTTTAAAATAAAATGATACCTACATTAATAGTTGATAATTTTTTTAAAAATCCAGAAAAAATAATAGATATATGTAAATCATGTAATTTTACTTCAGCCCCAAACGGACAATGGCCTGGTGTAAGAAGTGATAGTTTAGATAAAATTAATTTTGATTTGTTTAACCTTTTCCACAAAAAAATATTTGCATTAATTTATCCTAATTTCTATGAAAAAATTTATTTTAATGCCGGTACCTTTTTTCAAAAGGTAGATGGTAAAAGTCGTTCCAACGAAGGTTGGGTACATGATGATCTTTCACAATTCACTGCTATTTTATATCTTAGTGAACATACTGATTGTGGGACATCTTTATGGGAACCAAAAACTTTTGGATCACAGTTACATACAGAAAAAAAACATAAGGCTTATTTAAATAAAATTTCTACAAAAGAAGAAATTAGTTTTTTGAAAGAAAATAATAATTTATTTAATAAAACTTTAACTATTCAATCAAAATTTAATAGGCTTTTAGTTTTTGATTCAAAAATATATCATTCAGCTGATAAATTTTATGATACTAAATGTAATGAAGATAGAACAACTTTAATTTCTTTTGTGGATAATTTTAATTGTCCTGAAATTAATTTAAAAAACCCTATACTAGAATGTATGAGATGTATATAATCAATAGTTAAAATAATGACTAAAGAATATAATTCATTTAAAAAAGATAAATTTTGTGTAATTAAAAAAGCGATCTCAAGTGATTTAGCAAATTTTTGTTATAATTATTTTATGATACAGAAACAAGTTTATGATACATGTATGCAGCATAGATACATTTCACCTTTTGAAACTATGTTAGGTATTTATGAAAGTGAGAACGAACAAATTCCAAATACATATTCTCAATATTCTAATATAGCTTTTGAAACACTAATGTTAAAATTACAACCTCTTATGGAAAAAACTACAGGTCTAAAATTAATTCCTAACTATACTTATGCAAGAATATATAAATTTGGAGACGAGTTAAAAAGACATAAAGATAGATTTTCTTGTGAAGTGTCTACAACTTTAAATCTTGGAGGAGACAAGTGGCCAATTTTTATTGAACCAAATCCTAAAAAAGGTAAGGTAATAGATGGTGTATATACTTCAGACAACACTTCAGGTGTTTGTGTTGATTTAGATCCTGGCGATATGTTAGTTTATCGGGGAGATAAATTAGAACATTGGAGAGAAAAATTTACAAAAGAAAATTGTGTACAAGTTTTTTTACATTATAATAATTCTAAAACCGATGGATCAAAAGAAAATATGTTTGATAGAAGACCTCACATTGGTTTACCTTCTTGGTTTAAAGACAAAAGGTAGATGAAATTTGAAAATCAATTAATTGATATAAAGCATGCCACTAAAAAACAAGTTCAACAAGAACATTGGCATATTGAGGGTATACTTAAATCTAAATCTAATCAAAAATTTAAATTTGATCTTAGTCCTATAATAAAATTTAAAGAAGAGGACTATGGTAAAGTAGGCCATTTTAAATCTAAAGCTGATAAAATTGTATTTGATTTTGAAAATACATGGGTATTAATTGACACTGAAGAATTACATGAATTTATTAAACAAAATAATCAAAAAGACTTGTATTTAGATATATTGTTAAAAGAACTTTCTTGGAATATAATAATAAATAAGTAGTATTAAATAAACTGTATTTTATACAGTTTTTGTGTATAATTCAGATATGTTACAAAAATTAAATTTCAAGCCTGGTTTTAACAAGATGGTCACGGATTCTGGAGCCGAGTCTCAATGGGTCGATGGTGATTTTGTTAGATTTAGATACGGACTTCCTGAAAAAATAGGAGGTTGGTCTCAATTAACTAATTCTAATAATACCTTACCAGGTGTAGCACGTGCACAGCATGATTTTACATCTATTGCTGGTGAAAAATATGTAGCGATCGGTACATCTCAAGGTTTGTTTTTATATTATGCGGGTGAATTTTATGACATTACACCCATAGATAATGATGTTATTACTGGAGCTGACTTTGATGCAACGTCTGGATCTCCAACAGTTACCGTTAATAAAACATCTCATGGATTACAAGATGGAAGATATATAACTTTTTCTTCTGTCACTGTGCCAACGGGTTCTGGTTATGCAACATCAGATTTTGAAGATAATACTTTTGAA